AAGAAAAGGATGCACTGGCATTCACCCTCAAATGGAAACACACATGAATATATTAGTAACAGGTGGCGCCGGCTTTATTGGGCACAATGTGGTGCGTGGACTAGAGTTCCTGGGACACTCTTGCAGTGTATTAGACAACCAAACTGACTACGGTATTGTGCCCAAAGAGCACATGACTGCGCTACACACAGAACGCAGAGAACTGTATACTGCTCCTGTGCATCGTATAGATCTAAGCAACAAGAGCGACAGCGTAGACTGGATGGTCAAACACTATCATCCCGAAGTGGTTATACACATGGCCAGTTTTCCACGTCAGAAAGTTGTGAGTGCAGATCCTGCCTGGGGCGCAGAAGTAATGATGGTTGGACTCATGCAGTTACTAGAAGCTGCCAAAGCTCACAGAGTACGCCGTTTTATATACATCAGTTCTAGCATGGTATATGGTGACTTTACCGAAGATATCGGTGAGGACGATCCGTGCAACCCAATTGGGCAATATGGTATCATGAAGTTAGCCGGCGAATGGTTGGTAAAAGACTATGCTCGTCGAACAGGCATGGAGTACACCATTATACGACCCAGTGCTGTGTACGGACCACGCGATATCGAAGACCGTGTGGTAAGCAAGTTTTTAATTGCCGCGATGCAGGGTAAGACACTGCGAGTCAAGGGCGAACACGAAATGCTGGATTTTACCTACGTGGATGACGCTGTAGCAGGCATCATAGGTGCAAGTTTAAGCGATAAGACGGCCTTCAGGACCTATAATATCACACGGTCAGCAAGTCATACCCTGTTGCAAGCAGCCGAATTAGCCATCCAGACTGTGGGCGCAGGCACCATTGAAGTGGAAAGCAAAGATGCAGAATATCCCAGCAGGGCCAGTTTGAAAATCAATCGTGCCCAAGAAGATTTTGGATACACGCCCACAGTGGATATTGAGCGTGGATTTGAGCTATATTATGAGTGGCTTAAAACCAGTATCTATGCACAGCCGGCTTAGGCCAATCACTGATAAATAATAGCATAGTATTTTTTGGACAGCCCCTATTGTTGCTCAACTAAATACACAATCGAATTAGGAATAAAACATGGCCGGATCAGGAGCATTTCCAAAAGTAACAGGTGATTTAATCTACCTAGCAGATTATACCGCTGTCTATAACGTAGTTACAACAGTTCTTGGTGTTGGATCAGGAACCTCAGGATATGGTGCAACTCCTTCTAGTTCTGCACTGACCGGCAATCCTGTAGTAGGAAGTACGGCCTGGAACAATTTACGTGCAGATATCAATGCATGCCGCACACACCAGGCTGGAGCTGCATTCACGAATATTGAATTGCCGGCTATAAGTACCGGGGGTGTAATTGATAGTGCTATAACAAACCTTTATAAAACCCAAGCGGATGTCATTGCTACCAATAAAGATACAGCTTTTGCATCAACACAACTTGCGGTGGTAACTGGACCAACTACTACCTATTCCACAGCCTGGAATGGATCAATCACTACCACAGCCACCGTGACTTTTGCCAGTGCCGACAATATGAGAAACTTTTTTAACGCAGGCGGACGTCTTCGAATCTTGGCCTCAGCAACTGGTGGCACAACAGGCACCGACAACACCAAAGACAAATCCTGGGCAGATGCAATTCTAGCTGGAAATACCAACATACTCAGTATCAACGGTTACTATACTGCAACTAATTATCGTGCTGGTGGAACATATACCTTGTGGACGCTTAATCCAAGTGGACCAGCTGCTGGCCCTACACCAAATAACTACAGTGCATCTTTCCTTCGAGCTTCTGCAACTCTTGTGAACTCTACGACCGTGACACTAACCTATCTATTCAATGATGCTTCTGTGCGCACCGCTCCGGCAGTTGATGAAAATGTAACTGCCAGTATCACTGTGAGTTTTGATTATCTTAAATCAGTTGATGCAGTGGTATCTCCAATACCAAACTCCTATACTGTAACCAGGGCACTTGGACCTTAAATAATATCCAGACCCTCTTTGTAGCATAATTACAAAGAGGAGTCAATCATGGGTGACCTAGAACAGATAATGGCCGAAGCTCATTATCAAACCACAATCAAACAACAACGAGAACTGTTAGTGAGCAAATTCCAAGATGCTTGTGTGATTCCGCACAACGGTGGAATTTTTGATATCACTCCAGAATTCCTAGCAGGACTCAAACTCAGAGCAGAACACAGTGAAACAGATCAACTATGGGTGGTTGATCGTAACCGTACCTGTATTAAAATTCTAGCTGTGGATAAATTTATCCAAGAATCGATCGAAGCATATAATCAGGCCACCGAAGAATTTGGCACCGAGTGGCAGGCACTTCGAACCAAGAGATCCGTTGAAGCTATCATTACCAAATGACTCAAGGATTTTTATTATTTGCACACGATAACGAACGCATCAGCTACGGCCAGCTGGCGGTATGGTGCGCACAGCGAATACATCAGTATCTAGATCGTCCTGTTAGTCTAGTTGCTGATCCTACCACAGTTGATAATATTATCGCAGCAGGACTTGATATCAACGTGTTTGATCATGTTATCACCAGTAGCAGTACAACTCAACAGGTAAAATCCTATCAAGGCGAAATGCTAACTTTTCAAAATCTTGATCGTGTTAGTGCCTGGGATCTTACACCCTACGATGAAACCATAATCATTGATACCGATATTGTGATACAAAGCAAAAAACTAAATCTACTATGGGGCAGTGCTCACGACTACATGGTGTGCAGAGACGCACGTGATGTGTTTGGGCACCCGCATCCTGACTTTGATTGGGTATCCACTACCGGAGTAAAGTTTTTCTGGGCAACAGAATTTTATTTTCGCAAAACAGAAAAATCACATTTGTTTTTTAAAACCTGCAAATGGGTCAAAGAACATTATCCTTGGCTGAGTGTGCTACATCAGTACAATGTAAATCTACTGCGCAATGATTACATCTGGAGCATAGCTCTACACATGCTAGGCGGCACGGCGCATGCTAACTGGTGTCCAGTTATACCCGGCGAGTTATTGTATGTGATTGATAAGTCAAACCTAGAGTCCATGACCAAAGAACAAATTGTGCTGTCGCACACCGCTGGAAAACATGTGTGTCGCATACGCGGACAAGATGTGCATGTGATGAATAAAAATGACCTGCAACGTCTAGTTAGACAAGAACTAGGAGTCGGCAATGAGTAAAGGATATTTGGTTATGGCGCAAGGTGATTACCTAGACATGGCAATCACCTTGGCCAAAAGTATTAAAAAAACACAGTCGACCGTAAACAACATCAGCATCATTGTGGACTGTGATATAACCACCCATTCTGCTGTGGATCATTTTATTGAGCTGCCAATTGATATGTCTGGTGATGCTGAATGGAAAATACATAATCGTTGTCAGTTTTATGATCTTACACCCTATGATGAAACTGTTATACTAGATGCAGACATGTTGTTTTTGAGTGATGTAAGTCACTGGTGGCAGCATTTGTCTGAGCACGAACTACTAATAACCAATCGTGTTAAAACCTACCGAGACACCTGGATAGAGTATAGTCCTTACCGCAAGACTTTTGTTAATAATCAATTGCCTAATGCATATTCAGCATTCGCATACTTTCGTAAAACGCCATTGGCTGAAAAGTTTTTTAAATTGGTTGCCAGTATTATTAACAATTGGGAAGAGTGGATAAAAATTCATGCACCAGAAAATCAACAATCATGGCCTAGCATGGATGTGGCAATGGCTCTAGCAATAAAAATACTTGACATTGAACAGGAAGTTACTACCACCCGTGATTATCCTACATTTACTCATATGAAAAGTGGATGCCAGGGCTGGTATAGTTATTCCGAAGACTGGAGAGACAGCATAGGAACTTATATTAGCCAATCTCAGCTGCGTTTAGGCAATCATCTACAGTCTGGTATCCTGCACTATGTGGTCAAAGATTTCATCACAGACGATGTAAGAAAGCTATTTGTATGACATACGTATACTATCAAAATCCAGATGGCAACATTGTAATGGTTGCACCAATCATTGACGTAGGAGCAGTTGATCCGTTTATTGAAGTTGGCGACGACCTCGGCACACAGTTTTTAGAAGGATCCATACACCCAAGAGATTATTATGTGATGCCGGATGCTACACTATCCAGTGGCGGAATAATAAAAGTTAAAAATGTAGTTACTGTTTCTACATCACCGCTAACCATACACGATCGAGTTTATCTTGTACCTGTTGATAGCAATAATGCCGAATTTATTATAACACAAAATATCAATTTAAAAACGATAGCAGTTGTTCTTAACACCAAAGCGGATGCTTGGTGGAGAACAAACAATTTTTTTAATCGAGACGAAATATACCTAATAGCCTGCGTACCATCGGATCCTCACTTGATACTGTGGCAGTGGTTTATTAAATCATCTGATCTAGGCACGGTTCCACTTGTAAAGACCTACACCGGCAGTGATCAAATGAGATTTTACACACGCAAAATTTTCGAGAGTTATTCACATGAGCAATCTAATTAAACTACACGAACTTGACTGCATATTTCTCAGCTATGACGAACCCAATGCTGAATATAACTATGCAGATCTTCTAACCAAAGCACCCTGGGCGAAACGTGTGCATGGGGTAAAAGGCAGCGATGCCGCGCACAAGGCCTGTGCTGACCAAAGTGACACCGAACATTTTATCACTGTGGATGGAGATAATATCATTGATCCAAAATTCTTTGATTTAGAAATTGATCTAAATCATTTTAAGACTGGCGCTGACAGCCAACTAAGCTGGAGCGGACTCAACAATATCAATCAGCTCATGTACGGTAACGGTGGACTAAAATGCTGGACCCGTGAACATGTGTGGAATATGAAAACGCATGAGTCTGCAGCAGATGATACCAATCAAGTTGACTTCTGTTGGGATCCACGATATCATCACATGACAGGCTGCTATAGTGTGGTTCACAATAACGCTACTCCGTTGCAAGCATGGCGAGCAGGTTTCCGTGAAGGCGTTAAGATGTGCTTGCTTAACGGTATTAAATTAACAGAATCATCTGCTAAAGAATTCAAACGCAGACTACCCGAACAGAACTATCAGCGACTGCTGATATGGATGACCATTGGGCAAGATGTTAAAAATGGATTATGGGCCATCTACGGCGCACGTCTTGGCTGCTACATGACCACTTGTACAGATTGGGACTACACACAGGTTAGAGATTTTGAATACCTGAATAATTTATTCAAAGAAAAAAAATTATCATTGACAGACGAGACTGCACTCAAAGCTGAATCTGCCAGACTGGGCAAAGAGCTTAGTACTACATTGGCCATACCAATTGCAGAATTTGATCATCCGCAGAGTAATTTTTACAAGGCCACATACAACAACCTGCCACGTAGCAATCAGATACTAGATTCATCATCAAATTTTGTTACACAGGTTAAACTGCCACAATACTTTGATATCGTTTTTATCAGCAACGGTGAACCTAATGCAGAAGAACACTGGAAGAGATTACTCGAAGTTGCACCAAAAACACATTGCAAGATACATCGTGTGGATGGTGTATCGGGCATACTGAATGCACACAAGGCTGCCGCAGATCTTGCTGAAACTGAAATGTTCTTTGTTGTGGATGCAGATGCTTGGATCATTGATACATTTAGATTCTTAACTGACAAAGACGATATAGATCTTAGATACACTCATGTGTATCATACAATAAATCCAACAAACAATTTATGCTACGGGTATGGTGGTGTAAAATTATTTCCAAAACGTGCATTTGATCAACTGCCCGACGGCTATATTGACATGACCACTACCATCGGCGAAGGACTTAGGGTAATGCCGATCGTTAGTAACATCACCAGATTTAATACCGATCCGTTTAGTACCTGGCGCAGTGCATTTAGAGAATGTGCAAAATTAGCATCAAAATCAATCAATGGACAAATTGACCAGTCCACAGAGTATAGACTAGAGCAGTGGTTGAATTCCAGCGAAGGCCAGCACAGTGAATGGGCACGTAAAGGTGCAGAAGCAGGAAAAGAGTTTGGCCTAACACAAAAAGAAAACATGCAAAAAATCAATGATTATGATTTCTTGCAGGAAATGTTCAATGGATAGAGAACAAAAGAAGCGCGAAATCGTAATTAAAAGACTGGATACAGTAAGTCCAAGTTTCTGCTTGGCCAAATGGTTTCAAACCACACTATACTTGCAGAATGGATTCAATCACAGTTGCCACCACCCTTCGCCACACAAGATTCCACTGGAAGAAATTGAAGTTAATCACAAGGCTTTGCACAATACCAAATTTAAAAAACAACAGATGCAGTTGATGCTGGACGGAGAACATCCCAGTGAATGCGACTACTGCTGGCGAGCTGAAGACAGCGGCAACATCAGCGACCGTGTGTACAAGAGTGCCAGTGAGTGGGCCTACTACAACTTTGAAACAGCAATAGAGTCACGCACACAAGATGTTGAGCCACGCTATCTAGAAATCAGTTTTAGCAACATTTGTAATTTTAAATGTGCCTACTGTTCTCCGGACCTTAGTAGTCAATGGCTAGATGAAATCAACAAACACGGCGCATACCCAACCAGTCGCAACTACAATGATATCACCTGGTTCAAGCAGATAGGCAAAATGCCCATACATCATAATGATCCAAATCCGTATATTGATGCATTCTGGGAATGGTGGCCAGAGCTGTATAGCAAACTACATACACTGAGGCTCACCGGAGGTGAGCCATTGTTGAGCAAGGATGTATGGCGCATGCTGGATTCAATTGAACAGAGCAACAAGCCTGAGCTGGTGTTTGCAATCAATACCAACATGGGTGTGCCAGATAAACTGATTGATCAGATGATTGATAAACTCAACAGCATCAGCACCAAGATCAAAGAAGTGCAGTTGTTCACCAGTGGTGAAGCTGTGGGCGCACAAGCAGAGTACATACGCTACGGACTGGACTACACACAGTGGAAAACAAATCTTGAAAAGTCGCTGGATAAAACAAATTTTATTGTGTGTGTGATGACCACTGTAAATCTAACCAGTGCGCCCAGCTACTGTGACTTCATACGCTATCTGCTGGACCTACGTGGGCACTATAACAAGAATGCTACCTTTAACAAGGTGCAGTTCATGACCAATTTTTTAAGATACCCAGATTTCCTATCATTGACTCTACTGGATGATCAATCAAAAAAAGCATTTGCTGAACGTGTGGAAGAACTGATCACAGAGCGTGGCAATTA